AAAGTCAGCTCTTGGTAAATTTACTCAGCAAATAAGAGAGGCTACTGGCGCAAAAGGTGAATTCAATGCCAAACAATTAGTTGTTGATTTCGGCGGGGAGGATGGTGAAAAACTAAGAAAGCAGATGGAAAGAAGGCTTGAGCTCTCCAAGAAAGAAGGTGTTGAAAAAGCCAAACTACAAGCCCTATATGACGCAGAAGATGCAGGGACGGCAGATTATGGCGCCATAAAGAAATTACAAGATATGGCAGCTCAAATATATGAAAATGAACAAGCCAAAAAAGAAGGAATTAAAACAGCAAAAGAGGCAGCTAGCGCAGCATTAAAAGAAGCCACTGAAGCTGAAAAGCTGAAACAGAAGATCACCGATGTAGCCAATGCGACAAAAGTTGCTGAATTAGAAACAAAAGGACTTGCTCGCGAGGCTGCCATTCTTGAAGCCGTTCAAAAACTTGGCAGTAAGGCAACGAAAGCGCAGATTGCAGAAATAACAGAGTTGGCTGGAAAGGAATTTGATTTAAAACAGAAAATCCAAGACAGGAAAGATGCTTTCTCTCAAAATCCAGAAGCAAAGGCAAACCAAGAATATAAGTTATCTCTTGAGCAACTTGAAAGGCAGCTTCAAGGCAATTTAGTTACTGAGGAAGATTACCATAGAAGAAGGCTTGAATTGGCTGGCGAGTATTCTAAAAAAATCGCAGAAGCCAATGCGAACAAAACTGTATCACCGCAGGATAACTTAAAAGCACAAGTAGACCCTATTCAAGCATTGGCTAACGAGCACGCTCAGAAACTTGCGCTTATAAAGGAGTATGAAAACCAAAAGGTTTTAACTGAGCAGCAAAGTTTGGAGTTAATGAATGCCGCCAATACTCAATATGAGCAAGAACGGTTAAATGCTCAATGGGAGATATGGCGTAATCAGAGCCAAGCTAATCAATTCTTAGCTGATGGGTTGGACGCATTAGGGCAACGCTCTACCAACGTACTCACAGGGCTATTAACAGGCACGCAATCCCTTAACGATGCTTTCCGTAATGTCGCATTAACCATCGTAGACCAAGCCGTTGGCGCTCTGGTTCAAATGGGTATGCAGCAGGTTAAGAATATGGTTACTGAAAGTGCCATGCGTAAGGCTTCCAATGCACAAGCTATAGCTGAGGCTACAACTACTGGCGCAGCAATTACAAATGCTATGGCTCCGGCGGCAGCGACAACCAGTATTGCCACTATGGGCTCTGCTGCTACATGGGGTATGGCAGCAATGGCAACAGCTATTCCCGCTATGATTGCGCTTGCTGGTGCTCGTAAAAATGGTGGGCCCGTAAATGCTGGCTCTATGTATCGAGTGGGTGAGGGTGGTAAGCCTGAGATATTCAAGGCATCTAACGGTAGTCAGTACATGATACCGGGTGATAATGGTCGAGTTATTAGTAATCGACAAATGGGTAAAGGTGGTAATGGTGTCAGCATGGGTGATATGCACTTTACATTCCAAGTTCAAGCACCTAATGGCATCACTCAAAAGGAAGCACAACAGATACAGCAAATGGTGAGAGGTACGGTTTATGACGTACTTGGTAACGAAATGCGTAGCGGTGGTGCTTTGGAAAAAGTAAGAAGTTGGTAATTAAGAGAGGTGGTTATGAGTAATCAAAATTTAGAAGCGTTAGTTAGTACGTTATCAGCACAAGTGGTACAGCAAGGGCAACAAATTGCAGAGTTACAAAAACAGCTCGCGGATATGCAATTAACGAGCTGTGATTTTCAGGTGTTGCGAAAGATGACTAGTGATAATTTTGCGTATGCGGTATCTCGACTAAAATATTCCGCATCTCGTAGCTAAATTACCTCTGGAATATATAATCGAGGTATTCAATCATATCTTTTTCATAGCTATTGTGTTGTTCAGTTTTTGGGGGCGTTTTAGTGGATTCTAATAGATAGTTATAAGCTTTTTCTTTATCTTCGGGATTTAATGATAACTCAACTAAAAACCTTAGCACTTTACTATTCATTGAGCTATAGGCTAGTAATTTAGAGGTAGAGTTTGCATTTATTTCAATAGCATCGGAGTGCTCCTTAATTGTATCAGCCATTTTGTTAATAGCTTCACTTAATTTAATCGGTTTTTCGATTGGATTATTATTTTCTGACATTTCATTCCCTCACACCGAAGTAATCAGCCATTCCTTCGGCAAGTTTCTCTGGGCTGAATATATAAAATAACCTAATGGATATTTATTAATATCCTGATATTTGATCAGGCGGCTTTGTGTCGCCTTTTTTATTGGAGTAACCAATGGAAGAGTTTAAATGGCGACCTGAAACAGCTTATCAGGTGGGTAATGAGCCTAAAGTGAAAGTAGCTAAGTTTGGTAACGGTTACGAACAAAGAGTCAAAGACGGGATCAACAACCAACTAAAGACTTATCAACTCTCATTTGTTAAGCGTACTGATATTGGGAAACAGATTGATGAGTTCCTTAAGGCTCGAGGTGCAGTTGAATCATTCTTATGGCTAACCAGTGATGATAACTCTAAACGTAAATTTGTTTGCCGTGGCTGGCAGGTAACGCCAAGGGCGACGGTATGGCAGATAGATTGCACATTTGAGGAGGTTGTTGCATGAGGGATATACCTCAAGAGATGCGCATAAATGTTGCAGATTTACAGCAAAATGCAATGTTAGATTTGTATGAGGTCGATTTAAGTCGTTTTGGTGGTGATGTTTACCGGTTTCATGACGGCATGAATGGCTTATTAAAACCTATTGTCTGGCAGGGTTTACGATATGAACCTTATCCTGTTCAGGTTACAGGGTTTAGTGTAACGACTCAGGGTGCATCAGACAGACCAAAAATGACGTTTGCTAACTTTGACGGAATGTTAACTGCGATTAACAACGACTATGATGATGCGCTAGGCGCTATCGTTACTCGCAGGCAGGTTTTAGAGCAATATCTCGATGCTGTTAATTTTCCCAACGGAAACCCACAAGCAGATCCAACCAGAGAAGCCGTTCAAAAATACGTTGTCGAACAGCGAGAAAGTTCAGACTCTGATTTTGTGACGTATATATTAGCACTTCCAACAGAAACAGATAACGCCCTGATACCTAGACGGGTTATTCAGGCTGATATCTGCTCGTGGCGATACCGAGGATTTGATTGTGGTTATGATGGACCACCTGTTGCAGATGAAAAAGACCAACCAACAACCGATTCCTTAAAAGACAAATGCTCTCATAAATACAGCGGGTGCAAATTAAGACACAAAGGAAAGATGCCATTCGGCGGGTTTTTAGGATCAAATAAATTAGGTTAATCCATGATTGAGAAAGACATTATCGCTCACGCGAAAGCAGAAGGAGTGAGGGAGTCTTGCGGCTTAATTTCGGGTGATAGGTATTTCCCTTGCAGAAACATACATCCCGATCCGCAAAACTATTTTGAAATTAACCCAGACGATTGGATGACGGCAGAGTGTTACTCAGACGTCAAAGCTATTGTTCATAGTCACCCTGACGGAAAGCCTTTCCTGAGTTCTGGTGATAGAACAATACAAAGGAAAACAAATCTGCCTTGGTGGTTGGTATGTGATGGAGTGATCCATAAGTTCAGGCCAATAGCGCCACTATTAGGTAGAGAGTTTAAACATGGTGAGCAGGATTGTTATTCCATTATACGTGATGCCTATCATCTGTCAGGCATTCAGCTAGATGATTTTATTCGTCCCGATGAATGGTGGTACACAGAACAAAATCTCTATCTTGATAACACGGACAAGCAGGGATTTTATCAAGTAGAAGAGGCTCAAGAAGGCGATATGATATTGATTTGCTTAGGAACATCAAAACCTTGTCACGCTGCGTTGTACTTAGGTAATCAAGAGATATTGCATCACAGGCCAGACAGATTGAGTAAGCGAGATACTTACGGTGGTCACTGGTTTAAATACACTCACAGCATTTGGAGGCATAAACAATGGTCAAATTACAGTTTGCAGGCTATTTACGCAGATTTGGACGCAGGTTCGAGCTTGAGGTAAGTAATGCAGGTGAGGCCTTACGCTGTCTTTGCTATCAAATTGATGGGTTGAAAAAAGAGATTAACCAAGGTCAGTTTCGCGTTCGTATCGCAGGTAATGATATGACCGAGGATAGTATTTCCACGGGATTAAGTACGCCATTAAATGAAGGTGATGTTATTACGATCGTCCCCATAGTTGGTGGTGCTAAATCTGGCGGGTGGCTAGGCATTATTGGTGGAGCTGCTTTAATTGGCGCATCGTTTTTAATACCGGGCGGATTTTTGGCAACGATGACATCGACCGCATTATTTGCCGCTGGTGTAGGTGTGGCCGCCGCGGGATTGGCAACCATGTTAACTAAAACACCGCCAGCGCCAAGCATAGAGGGGCGAAACTCAGAAAGTAACCAGTATTTCAGTTCGTTAGCAAATAGAGTGGGGCAAGGTTATCCGGTTCCTATCTGTTATGGCGAGATGGTTGTGGGTTCAAATGTAATATCACAAGGTTTGGAGACTGTTTAATGGGCAAAGGTGGCGGTGGAGGAATCACTCCAAGGTTGCTCGATGACAACTTAAAAAACAAACAATTTCTTAATGTCATCGATTTAGTTTCAGAAGGGCCAATAGAAGGGCCTGTGGGTGGTATGTCAGGTTTTCTATTGAATGGAACTCCTGTTGTAGATGCAGATGGCAATCCAAATATTCATGGTGTTGAAGTTCAGTGGCGAGCAGGAACACAAACGCAAGAACCATTAGAGGACTTTCCTTTTGTAGAAAAAGAAATTCCTGTCAATGTAGAGGTAAAAAAAAGCACACCAATCTTACGCACTATTTCAGATCAGGAAACTGACCGCGTTAGATTCACTTTGGGGGTTTCTGCTCTTGTTAGTCAAGATGACAAGGGAAATCAGCACGATGCTACGGTAGAAATGCTTATTGAAGTTAATGATGGTTCTGGTTGGACACATGCAGAAACAGCAAAAATAACCGGAAAAATCAGTGGCCAATATTTAGAATCATATATCATTGATGCGCCTAAAAAGAAACCTTTCCAAATTAGAGTTTCACGATTAACAGATGATAGTAAAAGTGATCTACTGAAAAACGGAACGGTATGGGCAAGCTACACAGAAATAACTGACGCTAAATTCTCTTACCCTAATTCTGCCGTCGTCGGGATGAAAATCGATAAATCCCAATACGGTGATACACCCAATCGCACCTATCATATTAAAGGGATGATTATCCAAGTTCCTGATAACTATGATCCGGAGCCTCGTACTTACACTGGCATCTGGACTGGTCGCTTCAAGCCCGCATGGACTAATAACCCTGCATGGGTTTTTTACGATTTAGTCACTAATGAACGATACGGTATAGGAGAGATGATCGGCTCGTTTGGCGTTGATAAATTCGCGCTATATGCCATTGCTCGTTACTGTGATGAATTGGTTGATGATGGGTTTGGCAACAAAGAGCCTCGCTTTACTTTTAATGCCTACATTACCTCTCAACGAAAAGCCAAAGAAGTGCTTGATGACTTAGCGTCCGTATTTCGCGGTATGCCTTTATGGGACGGACAGCAATTAACGTGCTTTCAAGATAGACCATCAGATCCAGTATGGACGTACACAAACTCAAATGTTATTGATGGAAAATTTAAATATACATCAACAGCGAAATCAGCTCGTCATAATGCTATCGAGGTGTCATGGATAAACCCGAGTAATGGATGGAGTGAAGAAAGAGAATTTATCCAAGATGATGATCTCATTCAGCGATTCGGCGGTGTAAATGTTAAGAAAGTTACTGCTTTTGGTTGCACTAGTCGCGGACAGGCTCACAGAGTGGGTAAGTGGATATTACAGACAGAAAAGCTGGAGAAAGATAGCGTTACATTCTCAACAGGAAGAGAGGGGATTAACTGCATCTCTGGCGATATTATTGAGGTAGCAGACGATAGCTTTGCAGGAGTGAAGGTAGGTGGTCGGGTTCTATCAGTTAATGGTAGCGCTATTACTATTGATGCGCCTATAGATTGGAAATATGACGATAAAGGTACTTTCTCATTTTTAGGGACATCAGGCAGGTTCGAGAAAATAGAAATTCAATCTATCGATGGTGATATTGTCACTTTGCGTGAGGTTCCTCGTGGACTGAAACAATATGGTGTATTTTCTATTACCAAAAGCATGCTAATAACAAGATTGTTTCGAGTTATTACCATTTCAGAAAATAATGATGGAAATTACTTATACAACTGTATTCAGCATGAACCTCAAAAGGAAAGCATTGTTGATAATGGAGTTGATTTTACTGGGAACCCGCCAACGCAGAATGTTATTCGCATTCCTAATATAGAGCGTCTTTCTATTGCTTACGTTGATGATAGCCCTCAAGTTCAAGCTAGGGCTATGTGGGTAACAACAGCCATTAATAGAAATATTTCATTTAATGTCACTCTTTATAAAAACAGCAAGGTTGTATCTACTGGTAATACCACAGATTTAGAGTACTACTTTAATGGGCTTGAAGCCGGTGACTATCTTGTTGGGGTGAGAGGTCAAGACGCTAATGGAATGCTTGGTAATGAATCAAAAGTCCAGATGGTTATTGGTACGCCAAGTGCACCTAGCTCAATAATTGTTGAGTCTGGTTTTTTTGAAATAAAATTAATCCCTCATATCGCTGCGCCACACACTCTAAATACCGAGTTTGAGTTCTGGTTTTCTGGTGAAATAAAAATAAATAATATCAATGAGATAGAGTCAAAAGCTGATTTCTTAAGTCGCGCTAAGTTCTGGACAAAAGGGCAATTAAAGCCGGGGCGTGATTACTGGTTTTATGTAAGAAGCGTAAATGAATATGGGAAGTCTCATTTTGTAGAAGCTAAAGGACAAGTTGACGGTAACATAGACGCTATTCTTGAAGAATTAGCGGGGCAAATCAGCCGAGACCAACTCGCACAAGATTTATTGGGTGAAATTAACAGTAAAGCTAACCAAATCGATATTACTGAATTACATGAGTTGATGAGGATAAATCATGACAAGATTTTATCTGAGTTGATGAGGCATGGAGCAACGATTGAAGAAAGTGAAAAAAAATGGGAGGAGGCAGGAAAATTACTGGCTGAGCGGATAAATCAAGTTTCAACGGCAACAGAAGCACAGGCAGCCGCAATTAAACAAGAGCAACAAGCACGTATTGAGACTGATAAAACCGAAGCACAACAACGCCAATTCTTAGCCACTCAACTTCGTGGTGATTATACCGGTAATGATTTATCGAAAGTCACCGCAGGACTCATTTCCGCAGAGAAACAAGCACGTGTTACAGGCGACCAAGCAGAAGCGAAAGCCCGACAATCACTGGAAACACGGATGAATGGGAATGTTTCAGCGATTAATAAATCATTAGAAACCCTCACCTCGAAACAGCAAGCACAAACGCAAGAGATTTCAACGCTCAATTCAACTCTAAAAGGGAAAGCCGATAGCAGTGCAGTAAATGCGTTAAATACGCGAGTAACTAATCTCGATGGCAAAGTGACGTCCGCAACCTCTCAGGTACAAACGTTATCCAGCAAATTAGATACAGTGAAAGCCGATTTAACGGAGTCTGTGGTGGTGGATTTAGATTTATCTAAACTCAATGAAAACACCTATTATCCGATTATTTTGCCATTAGTAACTTCTCGACGTTATGCCTTTAAGGTTTTTAGGACCTTAGGGCAATATAGAGACAATAAACCGAGCTATGCGACTCACAATACCAAAGGTTTTGCCATGATTGTGGAATGGCAAGTGAGTGGTTCTGGATGGGGAACCCAGTCTGAAAACCGCATCATTGATAATTTTGATTGGCGATGGACAAATCAATCCCCTGTGATGGGGCCAGCTCAATTAACGAATGGTTCTGTGGAATATATCTATTTGCGAGGAGGTGCTAAATATCAGCTCACTAAGCATAAAAGTGTTAACCATCAAATTATCACCCGCACTTATACCAATAACAAACAATCGGTGGCACCAAAAGGATTTGTGGCGAATGA